AAGTTAGAATTATCTAAATATAATCAGACAATATTTCCAGTACCAACCTTATTAAGCCACACTTTACTATATTTACGAATAATAAAACTATTTGGTTTAAGATAATTAATAGCTTGTACACAATCAATTCTATTTAATGGACTAACAGCACACAGACGGCGCAAAACTGGGAACAATTTAGGACTAACTCTCTTTAAAGCTATAGAGAATTCAGGCCATAAAGATAATTTAGAGATTAAGTCTATTATATTTACACCAACCGCCCAGCTATCAATTGTTCTCCAGTATGTATTAAACCATTTTACAGAGTCGCCTATTTTAACAGATTTACTATCTTGATAGAATTTATCGAGTGCCGCCTGTTGTTCGTGTAAAGAAACACCCAAAACACTTCTAATTTTTTGAATAATAGGTTTTTTTTCTATGATCGAATCAATAACACTATTAGCCTTATATCCGATATTTACAGCATTAACAATTGTAGAATCTGGCGGTTCCTGGGCAGTAATGTAATTATACTTATGTTTAAGTTTATTTGAAGTAATCATAGTTTCAACAGGTATAGCAAGATTAAAGTCGATAATACGGGGTACATCATTATTATCTACAAGTATATTACCTTGATGTATGTCCCGATGTACAATACCAAATAGGTTAAGAAGTGCGGCCGATTCAATAAAATGAATAACAAAATTAAAAAAATCAAAGGTTAACAGATTGATACGATATGTGTTTAAGGGTACACCTCCATAGGGCATATTAAGAATACGAAAGTCAGATAGTTTATGTTCATCAAGTATAAAACAGTTATCAAGTTCCTTTTCTTTTTGAATATCTGCGGGTTCACATATAGATTCCGATACAACAAAATAGTTTTTCCAAAGTGGTATTTGACGTATTACTTTTGAAATAGCATATTCAATATTTGCCGCATCTTTAAGAATTAATTTACTGAGAGCTGGAAAATCTGTTTCTTCAAATGCTTGTTTGGTTTTATTTTTACATTTGAGAGGTGGTGTAAAGATACAACCATACATCCCTTCATCGAATAATTTACCACCTGATAGCATTGCTCCTAGAACTTTGATAGAAACTTTTTAGGGGTGTTTATAACATGTGCTTTCTGTAATTCACGTGCTTTCCAAGTAGTGATTTTGTTCTTATGGTAATATAGTATGTATCAGCTATATCTGTGGATTGGGTTAATAATTCTTATTACAGTGACTGTAATAGAATTATGGAAACCTGAAATAATAAATGAGGGTTTCTCTAATTTAATATCAGTCGGAGATACAGCATTTTGGGCCAAATGGGTACCGCGCCGTGGTGATGTGGGTCTTAATGCTACGGAGGAACAAGGGGGATACATACGTGATATACGTTATTTTGCGGGGTATACGGATGTTCAACGACTAGGCGTTAATCACGATTTCTGTAGAATGGTACAAGAAGAGGGCGACGCAGATGATAAATTCTTTGCCTGCGCATTAGGTGGTACAGAAGGTCTATCAACTGTAAAATATAGAACACCATCTGTTCGTCAGGGATTTGAATTATCAAGAGATGATTATATGAATGATGTATTAAATGAGGGTAGAGACGGATATTGTAGAATTCTTAAGATTGGAACTGATACCTTTGAAGCGCAATGTAATCCAGCTGGTGATACTTCGTTTAAATCCTCTATGGTCACTGATGCGAATCCACCAGAGGATATAAAGATACTATTAACATTCTATGAGGGTATAGTTTTCTGGTTAAGATTACGAGATGATTTAATCGATTATGCGAAAAATCTAACTGTCGCAAAGGCTGGAGGAATAGAAATCCAGGAATATCCCCCAAATCCACCTGTAACTGAAGGCTTAGAATTCAATGGTAAGGATCAGTTCTTAAGAATTGGCGATTCTTTAGATTTATCATTTGGCGATGTTGTACAACTCAGATATCTGAGAGCCACCAGTTTCTGGGTCTATTTTGATGAATTTACAAATAATGCACATATTTACGATTTTGGTAATGGATCGGGTAAAGATAATGTATTTGTGGGAATCATTGGACGAGGAAATAATGGGGTTCAGACAAATGAAATTAGAGAATCAGTATGTTCGGATCAAGCATTATCAACAGTGCCGAGTGCGCCATCTGGGCAGCAATGTGTTTTAGAACAATCTCCAGAAACAGCATTAATAACAAGTTCAGCAAATATTAATTTATGGGATTGTCCAAAACCTGAAATATTTGGTAATATTATGAAACCACTTCAACCAAAAGCTTCACCAGCAGGTGATGCTAAAACAGCAGATTTAATCTATGAAATATGGGATGATAAAATGCGTAAATTACATGTTCAAGTAAAAAATATATTTCCGTTAAGAAAATGGGTACATATTACAATAACGGCTGGAGATAATGATTCTTGGAAACCTGAATTAAAATTTTATAGAAATGGTAAATTAGTTCATACAGAAGGCGCAGCTTGGTTGCCTCAAACTAATTATACAACAAATAATTATATTGGAAAATCAAATTGGACAAATGCTACATCACCATATGATAATGCTGATGAATTATTTAAAGGTAAAATATTTGATTTTAGAGGGTATAGAACAATGATGAATGAAAAAAAGATTAAAGATACATATAATTGGGGTAAAAAAATGTTAGGATTATAATAGGATGAAACTTAATTCAACTTTAAAGAAATTTTTTAGAGTAAGACGTAAAACTGCTAAATCCGGTGGAGTAAAATTAAGTGCGTCTGCTCCAGTTTATATACCAAAAAATATTAAAGAATCTAATAAATTAAATTTACCTTCTCTAGCTTATGTGCCAAATATTAAAGAATTAAACGCATCTTCTTCTGCTTATGTACCAAATATTAAAGAATCAAATGCTATTAATAATTTATCATCTATGATGGCATCTATATCTATAAATACAAAACGTTCGAGAGTATCTATGAAAACGTTAACCAAAGAATGGGCTAAAATAAAAGATAAAATTGAGAATGCTGTTGCTATTGATTGTGAAATGGTTGGAATCGGTCCTTATAATGAATCAGCATTAGCTCATGTGGCAATAGTTGATTTCAATGGAAATAAAATTTATGATAAATATGTAATCCCTAAAGGAGGAATAGATTCAATCACTGATTATCGTACTGAATATAGTGGAATAACTCCTGAAATATTATCAGATTTAAATAAAGGTCATCATCATTTTCAAACAATTAAGAATGAAGTTGATAAAAAACTTAAAAATAAGACAATTATTGGACATGGATTAATAAATGATTTTAAAGTGTTAGAATTTGTACCAAATCCAGATATGGTATGGGATACAACTATTATAGATACATATTTACAAAATCATCCATATATTGAAAATAAAAGACAACCAAGAAAATTAAAAGTAATTTCTAAAGAATTTGCTGATAATAATATACAAAACCCCGATAAAACAGGTCATAGCCCATTAGAAGATGCGAGAGCTTCATTAAATTTATATAGATTATCTTTCTCATATCCTAAAATTGTATACAGTAATATGTCAGCGTAATATGTCAGCGTAATAGTTTTATAAAATAATATAAATTAATTTAAATTATTAAATCTTTATTTTTTTTAAACCATTTCTCAAATTGTTCAAAAATTTGTTCTTGTACATCTTTATCTATACCTTTTGATAAGAGTAAAACCCATGATTTGAATTCAGAAATATGTGCTAGATGTTGAAATTCACCATTAATTTTTAATTCTTGTTGAAATTCAATCACACAACATTCTTTAGGAAGTGCCCATAGTTTTGACCATATATTCTGTGTTTTTGATCCACCAATAAAAATACAAAGAGATGAACCAATAAGTGAATCATATGAAACATAATCAGATGCGTGAACATATTTAATTGACCATTCATCAGATAAGATATTTCTAATTTTATTTTCAGCAAACTCTTCTGTAATTTGTTGACCAATAACAATAGAGCATATTTTCCCTGTAGGTTTTTCAATCCAGGAAGGATATATTTCACGAAGAGCTTGAATATCTTCAGAACCAAGTTCTAACATCTGAGGGCAAGGAAGAAATCCAATTATTTCATTAGCATAACACCCAGTATTTTCATCAAATAATATTGTATTAGGTTGTTCTTTAGACCAATCAAAATATTGAATATATTCAGTAAATTGCGGTGGAATCCAAAATGATGTTCCAGGATATTGTTTAAGAAGTCTTGTACAACGAGAAATATAATTTAAAATATATGTATCAGGATGTTTAAAAATATCAGTATTTTTCAAAGGAATCGCAAACATTTTATCACATTTTTGAAGAGGTGTTAAAATATCTACATTAGCTGTTTCCCAATAGTTAAATTTGTCATCATCAGCATATTTACCTTTATAAATATTGAATAAATCATAAACTAATCCATTAGGTGTTACAGAGCATTTATTCCATTTATATAAAGGGATAGCTGGTTCAAAATAATGATTTTCCACAGTTGGTTCCCATTTATAACGACCTTCTTTTTCTAACATAGTACAATATGTAATTTCATTTGACATTGAAGAGCTTTTAATTTCAAAAGATACAAGTTCATTACTTAGCATATTAGGAGTACCTAATGGAACAATTTCTTGTTTAGAATCAATAATATAAGTTGGCGCAAGATTAATATAAATATCAGAGCGAATAAAATCTTTTTTATCATAATTTCGTATATTAGTATTATGAAGATGGAATGTTTTAAAAGTTAAAGCAGGATTAGAAATAAGAAATCTTTGGCGAAGGATATGGCCAGCGAAAGCATTATCACAACCAGCTTGGCCAAGTTGAAAGTTTAATTTACTAAAATCCCAATTACGAGATTTAATAGAATCTGATAAAAAAATCCAAGAATCTTGAGAATCAGCACGAGGTCCAAATATTTGTGTATTACCATCAGGTCCAACATCCCAACGTAATAGACCAAGCATTTTATCAGACATATTAATTTTATGTAAATCAAGTAAAGAATCTTTAAAGAAAATATCAGAATTACATAAAATAGTAAATATATTAGTAGGTACTTTTTCTTTAACATATTTCAAAAAATCACCATATGTTAAGCGTTTTTGAGAAATAATTTGTTGAATTTTTTTTGAGCCAGGTATTTGTTTAAATTCATCAGAATAATCTTTTTCGTTAATAAGAACAATTTTATCAATATTTGTATTCTGACAGTTTTGTCTAAGGCATTCTTTTATTTCTTGAAATCGCTTAAAATCATTATGTTTAAAAAACTGTGTGAATACCCAAGTTTCATTTGGTTTAGAATTTGAGTTAAATGATATATTGGAAGGCATAGATAATGGTCTTGTATTAGTACTATCAATAATTTTATTATATCTACAAAGAATACTAAAAATAGCGATAGCATCATCTATAGTATTATTCCAATTTTCTTGAATAAATGGGTATTGTTCGACGATATTATCAAGATTAAGAATATTATCAAAATTATTGGACCAGTATTCTTGAGATTTAAGATTAAGAATATTTTGTGAAAGGAGAATTAAAGGTACTTTTTTAGAAATATTATGAAGTTCTGTAAAAAAATTATTATTAGATGTTTCAGTAATAATAATTCCGACAATTTTTGCTTTATATTTAGTCCAATAATTAAAAGACTCAATACTACTGACAACGGCATCCCATTTTGACCAATTTACGTTATTGTTTTGATTTTGTAACCATATAAGTGTACGTTGATTGCGTACAATATGCGTACTAAGATTTAATAATTTTGGGGCATTAACTGTAGTCATTTTAGAGGATTAATGAAATAGGACTTTAGGTTATATTTTATAATTAATATCTTGTAATTAAAAAGAGATGTCAGATCAAGCCCCACCATTTCAAACACAAGTATGTCCTGTGCCACCATATAATGCAAATAATTTTACATCAGCTAATAGTGTTGAATTTAGTACATTACAAAGTTATGCAAGAGATTCGCCTAATTTTCCTTGGGCAACTGGTTCAAATGCGCAACAAATATATAGATCTAAACAGGATGTATCATATTTTAGTAATGTAAATCAGCAAACATTGGGAATTAAAATTGGCAATAATTTACCAGGTAATAATATACCATATCCAGTATTTAAAACTGATAGAGAGAGATTGATGTATATTCAGGGTATGGCTTATACAGCAGCTCGTAATAGAGTAACAGGACAAAATCCTTCAGGGCCAGCAGGTGTTCCTTGTTCAACAATTTATCAAATAATTAATTCGTAATAATTTGTAATAATTTGTAGTGTGATTTAGGATTAGTTATAATGCAAGTATATTATCTAATAATTCTAATCGAGAAAATGATAATTGTGAAATTTGGTTTTTAAAACCATTATATGCAAATTTGCAATTTAATTCTTTATTTAATTCTATTATTTTTATACTATTGTTATTTGATATTAATGTTTCTAATAGCATTTTTGTAAATATTCCGTGTACTTGTTGATTATTAAATAATATCTCACCTGCTAATTGATTATCAAGACAACCTGAAAATACAAATATATTTCCAGATATTTCCTCTTTTGATTCTACTGTTAATAAATATGCATTATGCCAATTATCAGATATATATGATGTAATTTGATTTATAATAGGAATTTTTGGTTGTACAATATGTTTAATATTATATTTAATATCACACATTGTACCAGAATTACAGCAATCAAAAAAACAATTTAAAGTAACATCTTTTTTTATTTTTTGTATTAAATT